AGCAGCCAGATCTCACCTGGATCAAGCGGCGTACCGATGCAAACGTGCTGCTCGATGTCGCCGGCCAGATCCCTGCGCTCCCATCTGTAGACGCGAGATGGCCCATGGTAGCGGTTGAAGACCGCCTGAGCCTCCGCCACCGACCGGTAGGTGCCCAGAGCTGTCCCGTCTGCCTTGCGCAACGTGTAAGCGTTGCCGCCGGCGTTGCCAGGGTTGAGCGGAGACTGCTGGCTGTAGAACCTGGAGGCGCTTGCCCGTGTTACTGCTGCTACGATCGGCATGGTGTCGCTACTTTACCACGGCAAAGGCTCGTGCGGCCCAAAGCGCATAGCCTTTGACACTCAATTCTGGAGCCGGTAAGTACCGGCGCGTCGCCACCCAGGGGATCCGCGGTGGCACAAGCCAAACATCACGCGCGCCAGCTTGCCGGATGCGGCCCCGGACAACCTGCCGGGCCAGCGAATCGCGCGGGTCTAAACCGATGAGGACTGACGTGGGACGAAAAACCTGCAAGTGACTGGAAAGCCAGTCGTTTTCGGCCCACTGACGTAGCGTCGTAGGGCGCACGTCTGCGTGCATCGCGCCGCCGTGATCTGCTACGAGCGATGACAACGGCGGAACGATCCCCTGCGTCTCGGGAGAGCCGATGAAGAGCACCCGCTGTCGCGCGCTGCCACGCTCCGGCCGGCGCACAAGCGCCACCCCATCCGGCACGCCGAGCCCTGAGTAGATCCAAAATCGCTTCGCTGCACGCATCGACTGCTGTAGGCTACACCATCAGGATGTCTCGCGAAATCCTCGCCATCGCTGGGCTTGAAAAAACGACGCCAGAGTTTCGTCGCGAAATGGTCGCTGTAGCCGACCGCTTGGGGCTCAACCCGAGTTATTTGGCAGCCGTGATGTCGTTCGAGACTGGTCAAACCTTCGATCCAACGAAGACCAACCCGTACTCGGGCTGCATCGGCCTCATCCAGTTCTGTATGCCGGAAACGGTCGGAACAACCAGGGATGAGTTGCGGCAAATGAGCGCTGTTGAGCAACTGGAGTACGTCGAGCGACACTACAAACGGGCCGCACAAGGAAGGCCCATCACGAGCTTGGAAGACCACTACCTAGCCGTGCTCGCTCCGGCGTGCATCGGATTTCCACCATCAACCAAGATGCCTTGCGTCAGGCAAGCTGGCCCACCATGGAGCCGACCAGAGGGCGGATGCCCAGATCCTGTCAAAAGCTGCAGGGAAATGCCTGAGCTGGAGCGCCATGAGTGCATCTACTGCCAGAATCCGCTCGACAGCGACGGTGATGGCTATATCACAACGCACGAAGCGACGGCACCGGTCAGACGCATCGTCAACAACGCCCAGGGAAAGCCTCCGATCATCGTTGACGACGCGCCGCCGGGCCCGGGGCCTGGCCCAGGCAACAGCGAGCCGCCGGGTCTCGCGCTAGTGACGCCCGCTGGTATCGGCCTGGCAGCGGCTGTCCCCTTGCTCGCTGGTGCCGCGCTCGGATACCTTGCTGTGGCGACAATCGCCAAGAAGGTTCGACGGCGTGCTTGACAACGGGTGCCAAAGTAGCCATCCTGTGAGCATGCGAAGCTCCAGTTGACAGCCAGCCCCTTGAGGGACCGCGAGTCACCAGAGCTGATATAAGCCTGCCGGCGAAGTGCCGTGCGGGCTTTCTGCGTTTCGCACGCGCGAGTAGCTCAGCGGCGAGAGCGTCGGGACGCGCCGTAGTGCGCCCCCGGAGACGGTGGTTCAAATCCATCCTCGCGCACCAAGCACGGTTAGCTCAGCTGGCAGAGCACCTGGCCTAACTAATCAGGTGGTCGCAGGTTCGATCCCTGCACCGTGCGCTATGAATAAATTGTACATCATCGTTCGCTCAGATCTTGAGGAGGGGTTGCAGCTTGCGCAGAGCTGCCATGCTCTTCAGGCCATGAATGACCAACACCCTGAGACCATCAGAAAGTGGCAGGGAAACATCGTCTGCCTTGCTGCACGCGATGCGAAACACCTATCCGAGCTACTCTGCGATCTCGGACGCCGCGGCTACACCATCAGCTCTTTCTGCGAGCCGGACGTAGGTGGCGAGCTTACCGCTGTTGCAGTCGAAGGCCGCGCCTGGCGTCAGCTGTCGAACCTTCCACTCGCGCTCCGGCGGCCGTTAGCGCGCGTTGCCTAACCTGTCTCCTGCAACAAACGCGTGCCCTGTTGTAGGAGCTTCAGATCCCTCACTGGACGAAGCACATGTCGCGGCACGTAATAGCAAGGAAATCCATATCCTGCGTCCCATAGCCACATGTCTTCTTTTCCTTCGCGGCCGAAAATCCAGCCGATCATCTGGAAGAGCGGTCGGTCAGCAGCGATCACCAGCAGGAACGGAGAAAATGGCGGATCATCCGGTTGCATAAGCAACCTGCCGTAGCGCCAATCCGTAGCACGTACCTCGAAGGGTCCAACGTCATGCCCTTCGACACGCCACCGCATCCACTCCGGCAACGGCTTGAATGATCCGTCCCATGGTTGTCTCAGAAATTTGGCAACAGCCTTTTCGGCCTGCGCCCCCATGATGTCGATGTCGACGCTGGCCGACTTCTTGAAAGCCCGATCGCCTCGATTGGCGCTTCGATGACAACGGTTGCGCGCCCGCCCGATAGCTTCAGCGTAAGCCATCTCCGCCGGCGTCAAGCGTACCCAGTAGGACTTCTTCTCTCTCTGCTTGTCACGCCGACGCATCGGCATGATGAACGACAAGCCGCGACCTCGTTGAGGTGCCATGATTTCCCCTTTCTATGTTTGTGATCGCTATCCACTAAGCTTCGTAGGTTGGGCTCTCGTGAAACGGGCTCCCGATGGTTGATCCTTTGCCGATGTGCTGCACCAGATTTGGTATCCCGCAGAGGATGGGCATGTCCTGACGCGTGCACCACTCCTTGAGCCAAATGTCGTCCGGCGGGCACCGTCCATCATCAAACGCGTCGCCCATGGCTGCAGCGATGGCGGCGAGCACCTCTTGCGGGAAATACATACACTGGGTGCCGTAGAATTTCTGAATCGGATAGCCACAGACTGGCCGCGTCTTGAAGGGATACGAGGCGTAAAGCGCGAGGAGATAGCGCTTCTCATCACGGCCAAGCTCGCGATGACGCGGCTGACTCTTGCTCAGGTAGGCGGGCGCAATCTTGACCATCTTGGCCAGCTTCTCCCGCCAGCCCGCGCAGAACACGATGTCATCCTGACACACGAGCAGCGAGTCTGAGTGATCAGCGTCACGAAGGCACCGAACAGCGTTGAAGAAGATGCGGCGCTTGAGCTTTAGCTGCGCAATCTTGCGCATCTCCCGAACGCCAAGCGTCTCCGTCTCGACATGCTTTCGCCAACGCTCCAAGTAGCCATCGTGCATGCCGCAAACCACGCAGCGGATACGAAGATCATCGCCTTGACCGTCGGCAAGCATGGTGTCGAGCAATTTGTGGATGAAAGCCGGCTCACGATCTGTTGTCGAAATGGCTACCTGCATGGCTCACCCCATCACGTTCTCGATGTGATACGCGAAGTTCTCGTTGCAGAGCGCGTCAGGACGCATGTTCCGCACGTGCTCTACTGCTTCCCGTCCGCTCGCCCCCGTCAGCAAGCACACGGTAAGAGCGGTGATGATCCCGCTTCGATTGAGGCCAGCTTGACAGGTGATGAGCGTACGGTTGCCGCGCTTAACCTGGCTCGCGGCGAAGTTGGCAGCACGGATGATGTGCTCCCACTCACGAGCGTTGAGCGGCCTGTAGTGATCATCAAGCGGTGCATGCATCACGCGCACCCCGGGAAACTTGCGCGCTGGCGGCTGATACTCCTCAGCCGAGAGCACGAGCGCCTTGAAGCCGCTGCGAGCCACCTTGCGGCCCGTCTTCGGCGCACTTCCCTGCCAAAGTCGAGGCAGAATATTGTGGGCATCGATCTCTGGATGCTCGATGGTGCCGATGAGGTAGGTCACTTGCGCCCCCACGCGAAGTAGACCAACACGGCGATGCCAATAGTAACGCCGGCAGCAACAAGCAAGGTCGTCGAATTTTCTTCTTGTCCTGACGGTTCGACACCGGTGTTTTCCCAGCCCTTCGCCGGCTCCGCCAACACGAACCATTCGGCTGCTGGTGGAGGGAGAAGGCTTTTGATCGCTGCGAAGTCAACCGTAGCGATGGCGGTGGCCTTGTCGTTACTGCCACCAACAAGGACGATGCCTAGACCGGCGTTTCTCTGATCAGAAACCCAGCGATCGGCTCCTCCGCCTTCCCTGGCGAGTCTTGCCATGCTGGTTTTGTGGCTTAGCCCGGGTGGTGTACCAATATTTGGGTCCACGCTCTTAACCGACCACTCCGCTAACGACGCTAGCGTACGCAGGCGAAGCTCATCATCTGCCAGTGGATAAGTGAATCCGGCTACTTCGACCGCGTTCAGATGGTGAGAGATGTCTCCAAGAGGCTTCATGGGGGCTAATTATGCACTATTTAGGCACCAAGAATGGGCTGAATCTTGGTCAGGAAATCTGCTGCAACACTCTCCCAGCTCCACACGTCTCGTATCGTCGGAGCCACCTCGCGCGCTGCTGCCGAAAGCTCGTCGTAGCGCTCGTAAGCAGTGGCGAGCGCAGCCTGAATGTCTCGTGCCGACACGAGCGGCGCCAACGCTCCTGGGCCATCATCGATGGGCGCTTGCAAGCCATGAGCTACGACTACGACGCCCGCTGTCTTGAGGCTCATATGCGTGCTGTGTCCCGTGCAGATTGTTGCCACGACCGGCACGCCGCACGCCCGCGCTTCAAGCGGGACCATGCCGAACCCCTCAGCTCGCGATGGCTGCACGACCAGATGGTGATCGCGGTAGAGCGCAGCCATGTCCTGCAGCTTGAGATCCTGCCGCGGAAGCACCTCGAAGCCATCGGCCTCGACGGTGGCCCCGGTCTCGCCGTAGCGCAGCTGTGAGCCAGTGTGCTTCACGATGGCGTCAACGAAGTGCCCGCGGGGCCCATCGACAATGAGCCGCAACGTTGCCTCTTGCGGCAACTGTCCACTGCTACGCGCCGTAGCCCACGCCTCGATCAGGCTCTTCGTTCCCTTGCGCTCCATATGCGTCGAGGCAAGGTGCAACGCGCGGAAATAGCCAGGGCATTTCTCCCCAGGTTTGAAAGCTGGATCTACGCCATGGGGGAAGACGTGGACCGGCAGCCCATACGCGTAGCGCTCAACAACTCCAGCGGCCCAGCTAGACGGAGCGACAAACGCGGTGCAGATCTTCGCTGCGCGCTCCATCATCACGTCAGGCAGCCATGAGCTATTAGCTGCGATCATGAGCAGCCTGTGTCGATGCTCACCGCGGCCCATCATCACGCTCGTGCTCGGCGGCGCGCCGATGCAAAGGCCAACGGGCGCGTCGTAGCAGTCGTCCAGTGCTTGCCCATCCAAGTCTGGCTCAGAATCTACGAGGCCCACGTCAAAAAATCCTGCGAGCTTACCGCAGGATTCGAGCCCACGTCTCACGCCAGCGGACACGCGCGCCCAGCTACCGTTCCCCTTCGTGGTCCCGTAGAGCCGTATCATCACACCCCCCACTTCTCCCGGTCAAGCGGCCGACCATCAACGTGCTCGTTAGCGTCGTTGCCATGCGTCGAGTATCCCCAGCCAATGTGATCAGCAAGGTCCATCTGCGCGACCTTGAAGCCCCGGCTACGCAGCAGCTTGCAGCTCTCGTAGTCGCAGCCAAAGTCATGCAGCTCCGACCGGCAGGGGATCGGAATCGGACAGGTACGACCGAACGTCCAGGCAGCCCCTGGAGCAGAGTCGCGCACAAGGGCGCGCACGCCGCCATACTCGACAGTCTCGCGCGGCGTATTCCAGTGCCAGACTGGCTCCAACAGACCGCTGACGATGGCGATCGATTTTGGTGCCTCTGCCCAGAACAGGCGCAGCTTCTCCTCAGCCCCCGGTCTCCACAGCATGTCGTCGTCCGACCACACCCAGTACGGCGCAACGGCCTGACCGCCCTGCGTGTGTCCGAACATGTGATAGTAGAGCCGGTGGTACCCGGCGCCGGGCGTGTAGTTACCCTCCGGCTCGCCTGGCTTGTTGTTGACGTGCCAACGACCGCGCTGCTGTACCCTGCCGCACTCAGCACACTCGATGCCCTTGGGACCAAGCAGCTCTTCTACCGCATCCCATGAGCCGTCTGTGGAGCCGTTGTCGAGCAAGAACAGCTCACTGGTTGGAAACGCCTTCTCGATGCTACGCACGGTCTGCTCCAGAAGCTCGAAACGGAGCGTGGACATCGGGTTGTACGTAAGCACCCCAACAAGCGGGGGCAGCCGCGGCCTACTGAAGCTTTCGCTCATAACGGTGTTCCTCCCTGGTGCAGAGCACCTCCATGATCTCGCAGGCATCACCAACGTCAAAGCTTGAGCCAACGATCTCGACCTTGCCAAAGTTGAACCGCAGCTCCATCGTGCGTGCCCCGATACGCAGCAGGCAGCTGTCACCATCTGGTCCCATGCGCGCTTCTGCAAATCCCTTGGGCAAGAAGGGATCGCCAAAGTGCTGGTTGAATTCGTGAATGAAGCTCTGGATTAGCTGGACTGACATGTCTTCTCCTTGGCCGCACGAAGCGTCCACGGCCACGCGTCGAGGACAGACTGGCTCTGCTTGGTGTCGTCGCGCTCGACATCGTCCCAAAGGCTGAAGAGCTGCGGGATGCTCTCAAACCACGCGTACGGCCGAGCAAGACACACAAGAGGTACTTCATGCTCCTGGCAGGCGATCCCAAACCAAATGTCAAGCATGTTACGATACGGAAAGTCTGCCATCGACACGCGAAAATGATCACCGCGGTACGCTGCCAACGCTGACGGGGTAGATGAGTGGTACCCCATCACGCCGGTGCCAAGAATGTGCACAGGATTGTCCTTGGTTAGCCCATCATTAAAGTGGATGACGCCACGGTCTCTGGTGTAGCGCTCAAACGGGTTGCGTAAGCGTATTCCGTGAAAGCCGACGACCGCTCTTCGTCCGTACCGATCGATCGACTCAACCACGCGCTTCACGTAGTCCCTCGGATAGACGATGTCATCGTCACAAAAGAGCAGGTAGCCATCGAGCCGGTTAGCCCACCAGAATTTCATCACGGCGCCGTTGTTAGAGTCGCTGCGCTCGACCTCGAAGCAGTGGTCATTCAGAAATTCGGGAACATGCTCATGACCGTTTAGGTAGACATGAAACCGATCGACCTGCCCACGTAGCGAAGCAATTGCCCTACGCAAGCTCTCCTCACGATTCGGCAATGTGGCAATTGAGACGTGTACCTGATCCATCATCTCATCCTAAAAGAGGCGCTGCGAACGATGCGCGTGACGCCGGTGGTGCTTACATCGCCAAAATGCTGCGCCAGGTTTGGACAGATTTGTCTGAGCGGCGCCTTGGTAGACCAGGCCCAGTGCTTGACCAGCATGTCTGATGGCGCATCAGAATGCTCGGCGTGCTCCAACAAGCCAGCGACGGCTGCCGATGACAAAACTACAGCAACGTTGCCGCAGTAATCGCGATAGCTGTATCCAGCCACAGGCCCCTCACGCTTGCCGGCCCTGGTGGCGGCGTAAAGAGCAAGCACGAACCGATCTCCGTAATGCTCATGACAATGCCGCAAGGCTGGCCGGAGGCGCTCGTGCCATCTCTCGGCCAGCTCGACATCGTCTTCCAAAAGCAGCAGATCTTGCCCATTGCCAACGTGTCGTAACGCTCGCAGCGTGTTAAGGCGACAACGTGTGCCAGGCTTGCTTATCGGCGGAGCTACCGGGCTGGTAATCGTCCTGATCCCACGCATCCGTAGCTTCCAGATGTAGCTGTCGCTCTTGCCGTCAACGAAGACCGTCAAAGGCAGATCGCTGCCTTGTCTAAAAGACCGAATGGCCCTTTCAACATAGCTCGACGGACGCTCGCAGCTGATCATGAAGACTGCAAGGTCACTCGCTCTCTTGTAGCCTCCGTCCACGCTCCATCACCTCGTCGAGCAGGTTACGCATCTTCTCGCCGACCTCCTCAGCAGTGAAGCCCGGCGGCACGGGGATGAAACTCCACTGGTCCGACTCAACACGCTCCTTGGCTCGCGTAAGAGCGCCTACCGCGTCCTCGTAACGCCAGTCTAGGTAACGCGCGTCGCCCCAACGGTAGAAGGGATGACAAGGCACGTCGCCGGAGCCCAACACCAGGATGTCACTGCCGGTGGCGAAATCCTGCGGGCCGCCCGAGGGCGTGTAGACGACCATGTTGCCAGCGAGCTTCGCGTCATACGCCGGCATGTCGAAGCCTTCGCCACGCGATAAGCTGAGGTAAACGTCTCCCAGTTTGTGCAGCTGCCGGATCTGCTCAGGCGACACTCGGCGCTTGATGAGATGAATGTTCTGGTTGACCAGCTCGATCGTCCAACCATTGGCAACGATCAGCTCGTTCTTCATCCACTCGTGCACTGACTCTTCGGGGCTCGACGGGTAGCCACCATCACCCGGGACGGGTCCGCTCTGAAAGCGGCGCGGATCGCCTTCTGGTATCTTTGCCAATCGCTCGATAGTTGCGTAGTCCGGCGCCTTCGTGCTGGTCTTGAAGTAGAGCTTTGCTTCGCCTGGCTTGAACGCCATCAGGAAGACGCCAAGCATCTCGTGGTGAGCCTTGCGCGGCTCCCACTTACCGATGTGGTAGAAGCGCACTGGGCCAGGCTGACGCTTACGCTCCTGCAAGCTGAGCAACGGATCGTCCGGGAAGTGAGGGATAGGGACGACGGCCACGCGCTCCACACCGCAGCGCTTCAGCATCGCCTTGTCCTGCCTGTTTGCCACCCACACCATGCCCACGCGGTTGAACGCTTTGACAGCATAGTCGCTCACGCGGTCGCGCTCGAACACACAGGAAATGATGCGGAAACGGTTGACCGCTTCCAGCTGCTTCGGATCGAGCCAGCGGCTCGTCGTGAGCCTCTGAAGCAACGAATCCTCGGGCACGATCTGGTAGATCTCAACGAGTGTGCGCTTGATCGACTTGCTGAGCAGGTCGTTGTACTGATCGCTCAGCTCGACCTTGTCCGCGCCGCCGACCTCGAAGTACATGTGCCACTGGATCGACGGATCGATGCTGCGCATGTGAGTCGGCATCCCGGTGTCATCGAGCGCCCGAGCGCAGCGCCGAGAATGCTCAGGAAAGCCTGCGTAGGGATCCTCCCAGGGGCAGATGTAGGCCACGCCTTCCTCGTGCTCAGCCTGCTTCCACCCTGGATGAAACGCCTCTGACTGCCCGTCATAGTCGCCGTGACCTTGGAAGTCGAGGATGCTACCAGTGGTCTCCCGCTTCATCTTGTCGATCCTCTCGTAGTAGTCGTCCCATTTTTCCCCTGGACGTCCCATGGCAAAGATATCCCCTACCTGATCGGCTCGTGTTGGGGCAAGAAGCGACTCGCCCTCTTTCGGACACCGGATCCGCTGGTATGCGCGACGGTAGAACATTCAGTTTTTGAGTAAATCCTGCTTGAAAAACCAGTTGACGAAACCCCTCTCACGCTCCAGCGTCGCCACGACATCGGTGGGCTTTCTTCCCATCATGATCATAGCTCGTCCAGCAACCCAACTGCTGCGGTTCTGCCCAGCGCTGCACGTGACGAGCACAAGCGCAGCTGGATCCCGCAACACTTTTACGATCTCCTCGGCCGCCTTATGGCATCGCTCCTGATCACCCCTGACGATCTCGAAGGCGTCGTCGGTGAGCGGACAAAGGTAGATGTCGCACGCCGGCGGCGGTACAAGTGCCTGGTGCTGAAACGCCGTCAGGACGAGCAGGGAGAAAGCTGGATCGCGAGGAAACGGATCAGGGTGAGGCCCCACCCAGAGCCGAGAGTACACCTTGGTCGGATGATCGGGAACGTACATCAGTCCGGCCAGACCCTGTTGTTGTCGATGCGCGCTGTCCAACCACAGTCGTGGCAGCTGAAGCGCTCGCTCTGAGTGATCATGCCAGCGCTCTTGAACCGCTTGCCCTGGAAGATGAAGGTACTCGGGCCCATGCCAGACTTAAACTCGAAGTACTTGTTGCTCTGCCGGATGAGGATCTGGTTGTCCTGCTGATGCTTGTGACTGCGCTGCTGGCAGCGCGGACAGACGATCATGAGCGCCAGCTCCTCGGGGTTGAGCGGATTCATGCCCACGATGAGATCAGCGCAACAGGCCACGACTTCACCGTTGATGATGACGTCCTGACCGTATTTGTCCACGTACTTGAGGAGCAGGAACGCCTTGGGAATTTCTGGGTGACGAGTGAACTGGTTTGTGAGCACGCCACTCGCCTGGTCCGGCGTCGGGGGACGATCAACCTTCGCCTGATCCCGGGCAGCCTGGTCACGACGTTGCTCGCCATCTTGGAAGCGACGTTCGTACAGCGCCTCTGACTGCGAGGTCGCTGTGCCGCCACCCTTGATGTAAAATTCCGGCGCCTTGGGCTCGGCGGCCGGCTCACACGGCAAATCAGCTGTCTTTCTCTCCTCACTCATGGTTGAGCATGATGCCGGCGCGCCTAGCGCCGGTCAAGGGTACAGGTAGAAAAGTAGCCAACTGTCGCCAGGAGCCTTATGCTTCCACCATGAAGGGGAAACTTCTACTCACCATCCTGATGCTCACACCGCTTTGCTGCATCGTCGAGACTGAGCCTGTCAACAACGCCACGCCAAGTTGCGATCACTGCGCCGACTGGGGTGAATGCACTTACACCGAGGGCTGCGGCTGTGTGCCCACCATGGCCACGCACTGCGAAGCTGCAACAGATTGTTTCAACTGCTGCATCGGCACGTCACCGCTGGATGGCTGCGCGCAGTGCCGCACTTGCCCGTAGGACGTCACGAGCAAATTCTGGCCACGCTGCCGACCGATCGGTGATCACCGCAGGGTCAACGAGCCTCGTCCACCCCTCCGGGCTGCTACGTAACTGTCCGGTTGTCTCGCCTACCTCCATGAAGGCGACAACGGTTGTCTCGCCGCGCCTGTCGGAATGCACACGAATGAGCCTGTCCGCTACCAGACCAGTCTCCTCCAGCAGCTCCCTGCGTGCCGCTTGCTCGTAGCTCTCCCCTGCCTCAAGGCTGCCTCCCGGCAAACCGTAGCGCCATGGCGGCCGTGGACGCGAAACGGCCACCACGCGACCATCGTCACTCTGCACAAGCACGATTGCGGCCCGTTTCACCGCCCGCCTACTTAGTGGCTACGATGACCAGGGAAAAGTCCCGGTCCCTCTTCGTGGCGGCGTCGGACCCGTACGTGGTCACGTAGAATGTGACCGGATCTGCCTGAGCAACATCTGGCACACCGAGACCACCTACCACTAATGGTGATCCATTTATGCAGCAAACCGTCGCCACATTTGCATCCAGGGCTATCGCCTTACTGGCCTCAAGCACACATACGTACACACCTGTGCTTGGCTTAGTGATGGAGAGCCATCCCGGGGTTTCCGCGAATGTGCTGCCTGTGGCATCAACAGATACTGCCGCATGAACCTTGTCTACAGGACCGTAGGCCGCTCCAGAGATCGATTGCTCTAGCCGCTGTAGCGCCCTGTTGAACCTTAGCCGTATCCGACCGATGGGCGAAAGCTCATCCTGGCTATCGCCCGCTGGTAGCTCCAAGGCTCTTCGTAGCTTGCCTACAAATCCCCAGCTCATCACCGCCTCCGTTTCTTCGCTGCCCTTCGTGCGAGCAAGAAACCTCCGCCACCTAGCAGGAGCGCTGACGACACGGCTGCTGCTTTGGTAACGCTACTCTTCTTGGCCGCGGCATTCGCTGCAAGCTGCTTTGCTTCAGCAACTGCCTGGTCATGCGTTGTGATTGTGTCGCCCACATCGCTGACAAGCTTCTGCGCTAACACCGGGGTGAGTATGAGCGTCGATGTCTTGGGCCGATCCTTTACCAGCTGCTCTGCCTCCAGTCGCGCCATAGGATCGTTGTATTTGCGCTCGTACTGCTTGATGAAGTCAAAGAACATCTCGCCGATTTTCAAGCCTATCGAGCTACAAGGCGGAAAGTCCTGACACGCCAATCCGGTTGCTGGGTATTCCCTCTTGATGCAAAATCGCTCCCCTGGTGCCACAAAGCTGTCCGCCATGGATTGCAACGAAGCTTTGTTGAAAGCTCCGGCGACACCTTGAATGTAGGTGATCTCCAGCAGGATTGAGCCGAGACCTGCGCCGTTGTCTGTGTATTCCATGGTACCCAGTGGCGCATCTGGATCTCGTCTGGCCGCGAAGATGCCATCCATCAGCTCTTGCATCTGACGCTGTATGTGCGGCGGTATGCCAGTTATGTTGAACTGACCCTTGGCTGCGTTGAGCCATGAATTGTAGGCGTTCCTAACCTGCTCCGTCCTCGAAGCCCCCGCTGCAAGCCATCTCCATAGGCGCGCACGCGAATCGTTCTGCGTGAACATGTCTGCGATAGAAACGCCCTTGTACCCCGTGCCCCTCAAGTGCTTGGTATAGCTACGACAAGCTGCCTCATACTTCTCTTCGAGGATCTCTCCCTCTTTTTCCGTAATCTTCGGATAGGTGGCGCCCTCGATGATCGCAAAGACGATCTCTATCAGCATGCCAACGAAAGGAACGACTTGACCGATCTCGGCTACTGAAGACCCTATCGCCTTGGCAGCGGTTTCCAAGGCTCCCTTCAATGCAACTCCTAGTGCGCCGTCGCCGCGCAGCATGTCGAGCATCACATCGGCAAGTATCTTGGCTATCTCCAGCGCCAACGGCCATCCTGCCTTCTCACCTGTAACAGCTGTGATGATTGATGACATACCGTCGATGGCAATTCCAAGCTCTGGATTATTTGCCGCTATCTGGGCTTTTACGTCATCCGTTATGGCTCCAATGCCCCTGTTGAGCCCCTGTGCATACTCCTCCGGCGAGGCCATCTTATCCCAGACGTACCCAGCCCACGGATCGCCTGTGTCTGGCCAAGCTGGCACATCCACGACACCAAATGCGTTGCCGTAGCTTGGCATCGGCTTGCTGCTCAACGGATGCCACTCGCCGTCTGAGCCCAGCAGAGACCCCCGTCGTGGCACGACAAGACCACTGGTCGCACGCTTCTCCCACACGCCACCGGGTAGCGACAGGATCTTGGTCTGCCCAAAACCCGTCGTCTGCCACTGGCCTCCGGGGAGCTGGTAAATCATCTCACTTCCTCAGCAGGATATAGGCTCCGAAACCCACCGCAACGAGCGCCACCCCGCCGATTGCTAGCATCTTTGGGTCGATGCCCTCTGGCTCCGCCTTGACCGTCTCTGCCGGCGGAGCAGCGCCGCCCTCCTCTGTTGTTATCGATGGGCGTACCTTGGGTGCTAGCTGCGTAACGGCCTTAGTTAGCGTTAATGGCGTTGTTGTGGTCGCAGCTGGTGCCACTTTGCGCAGTATGGTTGGCGCCAAATTGAGCATGATCTTGCTCGGCGACATCGCTTTAACAAACGACGCGAGCCATGGTACTGGTTGGATCAAGTCACCCACTCGTGTGAAGAGCTTGTCTGGGGGTATCGCAGCCGTGTTCGAGGCAAGGTCGCCACGCCCTGCTCCGGGAGAAGTGACAATGAGGTGATGCATCGTCTCTGCCCACATCATGAACGCCGGCATCTCTTCCCACTTTTTACGCAACTGCTCATCTGAGCTTCCTGGGCCGAATGGGAGATCTGGAAACGGGCTAGTGCTTGATGTCACAACAGGAGAAGGCACCCAATCCCATTCGTAGACAGCATCCAGGTTGGCTATCGTCACCGGTGTACCGATGATCGATGACAACAGCGACGCAACCTCTGGCGTGTGCGGCGGGGCATTGCTGCGAAAGCAGCTCAGTTTCTTCTCGCCACCCGTACATACACCATCGTCGTACTTGCCTTTGACGCAGTTATCCACCTTATGCCAGCGACTGAGCGGAAACAGAATACGAAAGTTGTTGAGCGCTGTGCCAATTCTGTTGGGAAGATCAGCCGGAACAGCAGCGTTCTCATTCAGCCCTGCATCGTAGGCAATCTGATGAATCTTGGTCGGCAACCCCATGGTCGACGGAGCCAGCGCATTCTCCAGAGCTTCGGTAATGAGCCTCTCGCGCCAATAGCGCCACGCAGTAGTGCCCTTGACGTGACGGTATGTCTGCGATGACCAAGTGCTAACGTTGCAGCATTTGTCGCCTCGGTTGCCAAGGCCATCCTCGCTGACCTCGCCGCCCTGGCATTGCTGAGCGGCACCAGCAAAGAGGGCGCCGTACCCGATCATCGCATAGCTCATGTCAGAACCAACCCTTCGTGGTCCCGTAATAGCCGACGCCAATCAGCACGACGCCAACACCGATGGGCCACCAATACCAGTCGATGCCGCCAACCTTCGACGCTTCTGGGGGAACGATGTCAGTCGGCTCCTCAGCTGGCGGCGGCTCCTCTGGCGCTCCGCCGCCTTCGGTACGCTGGATATCCGCGGCGATCTTGCGAAGTAGGGCAAGCCTGGTAGGCGTAGCCACAAATCTTCGCGCCTCGGTGGTCACCTGACCAACTCCTACTCGCGGGGGGCCGGCAACACGCACGCTCGTGCCCCAACCGGGTACAGGGGCGCCGATGTCGCTCTGAGTATATGGCACAGGGTTGCGCCAGTAATTTGGCGTCGACTGGTAGTAGGATCCGTAGCCGCTCATGACCGTCCTCTCGAAAGGTTGCTGGGGCATGTTGGTGCCCGGGATGAACGCCGGCGGGTTGCCATGCGCCTCTGCGGCGTGCTGGGCTACCGCTGGCAACGTGTAGCGTGGCCAAAACGGCTGCTGCTGATGATGCTGCCTGGCTGGCCTAGGCCGCCCGTACAGCTTGTTCATGTAGCTCGGTGATGCCATGGTCAACTGATCATGTAGCCGAGGAGCGCGCCCACGGCCATGCCTCCCGCGATGCCGACAGCCAGGTAGATGTACTTCTCCTTGGCGAGGTAGGAGTGCTTGCTCAAGCAGTAGATCTCGCCGTTCTGTCTAACGCACTGCTGACCATTGGTGAGCTGCTGCCCTAGCTGAAGAATAGTCGCCCCCGACACCACACCGGGAGCACTAAGACAGTCGGCGTAGCAGGTCTGGTCTATGGCCTGCTGGCCAGCGTCCGCGCCTGACTGCACAGTGCCAACACATGCCCCCGCGCAATAGCAAGTCCGTTTGCACTCAGGATCGGGATCATCCTTACAGCTCGTTGGACAATTTTTAGACCAATCTCCAGGTAGTGGTGCCTCGGCCCCAAACATCTCGTCACCTCGTGATCAGATAGACAGCAAGACCGCCTACGGCTATCCCAACGGCAGCGCCGATGCCGATGTTGATGAGCTTCTGGTTATCCAGATACTCCTTGCTGGAAAGGCAGTAGTCTTTGGTTGATTCACCTGTGATGGTCGTCCCGGTACGACACATCTGAGGCTGCTGATCAGATAGCAACACCTGCCCGAGCATCGGGATGGCCGACTCCTTAGCCGGCGCAGCCTGGACGCCATTTTTCGATTCTTCTGCGCCAAAATGTCCAAATCCGGTCAGCATCAGGCAGCCTCCTCATAGTGTCTTTTGAGCCACGTGTACGCGACGTTAATTTTCTTGATCCGCGCTTCCTTCTTCTTTCGACGGGAAGGCGGATGCTTGTCGGGATGATGCTCCCTGACGAGCTTCTTGTAAGCAAATTGGACATCTTCCCAATCGCTATCCTCGTCGAGATCGAGCATTCTGAGATGCCGACGGCGTGTACGCGCCAGCTCGTCCGAGCTGTGCCGGCCGTGCACCGGGCATTCAGGATCAAGTGACCATGGCTCGCTGCAGGTACACTGCGGGGCTCCCGATGGTCCCTGACGATGCTTTTTTCGCTCTGGTGGCTTTTCCTGCCGAGGGTTGGGTGACTGCCCTGTCAGCTTTGCTACGCAACCGTAGCAGATGAGATCGCCACTTGACGGCGAGATGAGCGAATGGTTGAAGCAAACTGGACTGTTGCAAGCAACGCAGACGCCGATGGCTGACGCGACGCACTTCACGTGCTTGTCATGATGGGTAACCATGACAATGTTGCACTTGAGACCACTGGCTGAGATAGCTGACCACTGACTTGCATGCTCCATCAGCTTCGCGATGACCTGCACATACCCGTCCGCTCGCGTGTCGGTGTGGACGCCCTGGAAGGTCTGTGCAGCGATGGCTGCTAGGATCTGCGCGGTATTCATGGTCAGATAGGGTACCAGTTATGCGCTTGATCTGCCTCGCTTTCTGCTCGCGCGCATGATGACGAAGATGCTCAAGCCAGCAACGCCGATGAGCGCTGGAAAGAGCCACGCCGGTGCTGCCGTTCCAGCTTTGGCGATCGGCAACGTGCCCGGCTCAGTGCCTGGCGGGGGCGCCGTTCCTGGCGGGGGCGCCGTTCCTGGCGGGGGCGCCGTTCCTGGCGGGGGCGCCGTTCCTGGCGGGGGCGCCGTTCCTGGCGGGGGCGCCGTTCCTGGCGGGGGCGTGACGGG